GTCTTTGACTACATTTCCAAAGCGGTAGGTATACGCAAAGGAAAAGGGTCTCAGAAATCTCGTCGCAAGGCAATAGCAGATTCCTACCTTGAGGCAGTCTTTGGTTGGCAACCGCTAATCATGGACTGCAAAGACCTCGCCAAAACATTAGGCCGGCTCATTCACGAAAGTGATAGAGTTCGGTTTCGTGCCTTTGGCGTGGAAGCCAAACAAGTGGCTCAGGCAGCTTCTACGGTGAGCTTTGGCGGTATGTTTGTCAATCAAACAACGATTGACACAGCAGAGGTCAAAGCAATCTATAGAGGCTTCCTTCAAGGTCCTAAGTATGAGGCTGGGTCGCCGCCATTGGAACGTATAGTTTCAATGTCGGGTTTTGACCTAAGGAGTTTTGTTCCCACAGTGTGGGAGCTTATTCCTTACTCATTCCTCGTCGATTATTTTACCAATATCGGCGATGCCCTACAGGCACTTATGACAGACACGTCCGGCGTAACTGGTCTGTGGTATACTGAGATCAAAGAGTCCCAGAGGGACATAAATCTATCTCCCGACCTGGAACGCTCTAAGGCTCAGATACTACACGATTACAGTGGCGCCGGTGAAAAAGTGGCTGACTTAAATGTCTCGGGAAAAAGCGGCGGGTTCACGCAAAAAACGCGAACCGTTAACCGTTCTCCGTCCGGGGTACCCTTGTTGCTGCCTCGGTTTACAGGAGTAGAGGACATCTCTGTTAAGCAGTTTATTAACATAGGTGCCTTGCTCATGAGTAAAACGGGTTAGACCATTTGAGGAATCCTCCTCACGTGGAATTGCGCTAACTTTGCATAAAGGAGTTCGACTATGTCGTTCTCACTTACATCACCCATAACGGGCGGTGCTCAGACGGGATTCACCTCACCAACTTACACGCATGTTGCCGATGTGGCACCAGACGTGAACGGAAGGCAGGTTGCAGTCACCGCTCTGGGAGGTACGCAAGTTGGAGCCACGGTTCACACCGTTGCGTCACCTTTTACGGTGACGATCGTCAGGCCAAAGAGCTTCAAAACTCTGAGTCCTGTCGTTCCCAACACTGGCCTGTTGCCGAGCGTTCCGAAGAACAGCTGGAAGATTATCGTCCGTAAGGGCGTTACTCCTCTGGCTGGTCAGCCGGCTTCAGTCATGCTCATCAAGATTGAAATTGATGTGCCTGCTGGAGCCGATACTGCAGATGCGCCGAATATCCGTGCGGCCCTTTCGGCCGCCATTGGTGCACTTAACCAGCAATCTGCTGGATTGGGTGATACCATGGTATCTGGCGTACTGTAGACGGTCAAGCTCTTCAACAGCTAAGTACCTTCCGGAGGTTTTATGCGCGATTGCGAAAAACTACGTAAGGCCCTGCTTTCTGATCTGAAAGTGCAAGAGCATATGCTTACATCAGATATGACAATTGCATCCGCTAGAAGTTTGTGGCTCCAAAACTCATTTTGGAAGAAGTTTCAAGATGAGCAAGGGGACTCTGCAGACTCAAAGTGCTTGGAGCTCTTTAAAAAGAGCAACAGACACTGCGAATCTTTCGAGTTAAATCCACAGACAACTCAAGACGATGAAATTATCGGAGAGGTAAGATCGCTCTGGTTCGACATCGTTGGAAACGGACCCGAGTCTAACATCTCGTTGTCGGATATTCTTGACAACTGGGGTGTTGGTCCCGGCGCTAGTGTTGGAGCTCGTTCGGAGAATTTTTATACAAAACTCTTCGATGGGCCCCTCACTGGTACATCAGAACGGTTGTACCGGTACTACCGGTATTCTATACTTGCTCACCCAACGCATTTTAGCGCAGAGGTGAAGCGCGACAAACGTTATGGGTACAGTATAGAAGTGGGTAACCGTCTTTCTTATGTTCCGAAGACGTCTGAAGTTTCGAGAAGTATCTGTACCGAACCTACTTTGAATATGTACTTTCAAAAAGGTATCGGTTTCGTCCTTGAGCGTCAGCTGAAGCAGAGATTTCGAATAGATCTCTCTCGACAGCCTAATCTCAATAGACGACTGGCACGTATTGGATCGATTGA